CTCTTCCGATCTGGAAGGAAAACGCGGGGGTTTTGGGGGGGTAAACGAATTTGGGAGCCTAAACGGGCGCGGGGTTTAGCGTCGCGCCGGGGTTTAGGGTGATGCATGGGGCTGACGACAACGGAACTGGCGGGCAAGCTGAACCTGACCAAGGGCAGGATCAGCCAGCTGGTCAAGGCGGGCAAGCTGGACGGGTGTTTCGAGGGTGCCGGGCGCAATCGGCGGTTTGACCTGGTTGCCAGCGCCAAGGCGCTGAACTTGCGGCTGGATCACGGCCAGATGATGGGCAACGGTGCGGCGACGCGCCAGCGGCTGCGCGAGATCGAGGCGACAGCCTCCAGCGACGCCGCACCGGACGAAGAGGCGCCACAAGAGTCGCGCCCACTGAAAAATAGTGATCCTGCACGATACGAACTGGCCAAGACACAAAAGGCGGAGGAAGAGGCCCGACGCCTGCGTCGCCAGAATGCTCTGGAAGAGGGCACCATGGTGCTGGCCGACCAGGTGGCGACCGCGACCGCGCGGGCGCTGACCGCCGAGTTGTCGCAGTTCGAGAACGTCCTGCGCCTGGGGGCGCGGGCCATCGCGGACAAGCTGGGGGTGGATTTCAAGACGGCACGGCAGATCCTGACCGATACCTGGCGCGACCATCGCAGCGCCCGGTCGCAGGTTCTGGCCGATGCGGCGGAGGCGGCGACCCTGTCACCGGAAGAGAAGGACGTGGATTTCTGATGCCGTATGAATTCAGATTGCGCGAGTTGAAGTACAAGAGGTTCTTCGATGGTGGCGTGACAGCCTCCTGCGCTCTGGTTGGCGTCATGGATCGCCGCAGGTCCGGGCCTCTAGACTGGCGTATGAAGGCGATATACCGGAATGTCTGCCCGAAGTGGGGCACCAAGGTATTCCCGAAACCATATCCATCTCGGCCCAAGTGACATGGGGTTCCTGACCTCGGCGGAGGGGATCGTCTGTGCGGCGATGGCTGGCGCGATGCGCCCGCCGCCGCCACCGGACATCACCCGCTGGTGCGAGGAAAACATCACCTTCGACGAACGGTCGCCCTTTCCGGGGCGGTTTTCGATCCGGCCGGTGATGTTCCTGCGCGAGATCCACGAGGTTCTGAGCCCGGAACACCCGTGCCGCGAGGTGACGCTGCGCGGATCTGCGCAGATCGCCAAGACGGAATCGGTGATCAACCCGGCGGTGGCGGCCTGGCATGAATACATGCCGCTGAATTCGCTGGTGGTGCATCCGACCACCAAGGCGGCAACCGACTGGATCGATCAGAAGTGGTTCCCGCTGCGCCGTGCCGCCCCGGCGCTGCGCGAGATGTTCGGGCGGGGCAGCGGGTCGGACAAGAACAGCGACGCCAAGTTCCGGCAGGAGACGCTGGACCGCCGCGGCATCCTGAAGGTGACCAGCGCGGGATCGCCCGACGACCTGGCGCAGACCTCGCACCGGCTGGTGGTCATGGATGACCTGTCGAAGTTCGAGACCCATGCCAAGGGCGATCCCGAGGCGATGGCGATCAGCCGCGCCGCGGCGTTCGAGGATGCCAAGATCCTGCGCGCCTCGACGCCGCAAATCATGGGGGCCTGCCGGATCAGCAAGGCCTTTGAACGGTCCGATCAGCGGTTCTATCACGTGCCCTGTCCGCATTGCGGCAACATGGCCCCGCTGACCTGGGAGAACTTCAAGGCCCGGATCGATCCGGAGAACCTGGCTGACGCGCATTTCACATGCGAGGCCTGCGGCTGCGAGATCCGGCATTCGGACAAGGCGCAGCTGATCGCGGGCGGCAAATGGGTTGCGACCAACCCGCGCGGCGATCACCCGGGCTTTCACCTGTGGCGGGCGTATGGTCCGCAACGGGATTGGGCCTCGATCGCCTACGAATACGCGCAGGTCATGGGCTGGACCACAGCCAAGGCCAGCGGTGAGACCGAGGACGCGCTGAAAGGCAAGGTCGACGCGGCGACGGAACAGACGTTCTACAACGATGTGCTGGGCCTGCCCTATGAACAGGCCAGCAAGGGGCCGGACTGGGAGGCGCTGCGCGACCGGGTGGAAAACGCGCCGGAGGATGAGGGCCTGCCGCGCGGGATCGTGCCGGCGCGCGGGGTGATCCTGACGGCGGGGGCCGATTGCCAGCTGGACCGCACCGAGGTGCATGTCGTGGCATACCTGGCCAATTACCAGCGGCACGTGGTCGATTACCACGTGATTCCGCATCACATCGGGTCCGAAGAGGGCCGGGCGGCGCTGGATGCGCTGCTGAAAACCACCTGGCGGACCGAAAAGGGCGTCAGGCTGCCATTGGACCGCATGGCGATCGACGGCGGCACCTATACCGAGGACGTCTGGGCGTTTGCCAAGCGCTGGCCGCCGACCCGCCTGATCGTGGTCAAGGGGGCATCATCGCAAAACGGACCGATAACGAAGCGCATGGCGATGGGCGAAAGAAAGGATGCGCGGGCGCGTGCCGCACGCCGTCAGGGAAGAATTCTGAACGTCGCGCAGATCAAGGCGGATTTTTACACTTGGCTGGATAAAGACGACCCGATGGCCCGAGGTTTTGTGCATATCGCCCGCGGGCTGGGCGATGAATACTTTCGGCAGGTCACCGCCGAGGTACGCGTCCTGAAGCGCAACAGCGTCGGCGTCATGGTGAGCAAGTGGGATTTGGTGGAGCCGGCGCGGCGTAATGAGGGGCTGGATACCATGGTTTATTCGGAAGCTGCCGCGCGTGAGCTGGGCTGGACATCGATGTCAAGAGAACAATGGGCAGCCTTGGAGGTGGATCGGGGGCGCGAGGCCCCAGAGGATCAGCCGGACCTGTTCGACGCGGCAGTGAAATTGGCCCCGGTCGAGGATGCCGGGTCGGGCCAACAACAACGGACGCGCGGTGTGCGCGGCCGGGCGAGGTAGGACCATGACAACGATCGATTACGCGGCGCGGCTTGCCCTGGTGCAGGCGGCGATCACGGCGATTCTGACCGGCAAGATGGAAAGTTACGAGATCGAGGGCCAGAAGGTCACCTATCTGGACCTGGCCGACCTGCAGGCGCAGGAACAGCGGCTGGTGGCCATGGTGAACCGGGCCAGCGGACAGCGCAGCGCCTTTCGCCGCGGGGTCATGTCGTGAGCCGTCTGAAACTGGCCGCGCCGACGCTGGCCGACCGGGTGGTGGGCTGGCTGAACCCGAAAGCCGGGCTGGACCGGCTGCGCTATCGCACGGCCATGAACAGCCTGTCGGGTTATACCGGCGCGCGCCGCGACCGCAACGTGACGGCGGTCTGGGGTGGGGCTGCGGCCTCTCCGGATGCGGACACGCTGCCCGACCTGGACCTGCTGCGGGGCCGGTCGCGGGACCTGGTGCGCAACGACCCGGTCGCGCAATCGGCGGTGTCGACCAAGGTGGCCAATGTCATCGGGCAGGGCCACATGGTGCGGCCCGAGATCGACGCCGAGCGGTTGGCGCTGACGCCGGAGGATGCGCGCGCCTGGGAAAAGGATGCGCTGGCGATCTGGACCGATTGGGCCGGGTCGCGGGATTGCGACGTGACCCGGGCGCAGACCTTTGCCGAGCTTGAGGACCTGGTCTATCGGTCCCGGCTGCTGTCCGGCGACGTGTTCCCGGTGCGCCGGTTCAAGCGTCGCCCCGGTCGGATGCTGGGACTCGCGCTGCAGGTGATCGAGGCGGACCGGATCAGCAACCCGAACTGGCGCAGCGATGACGATCACCTGGCGGGCGGCGTGGAATTCGACGGCGACGGCGCGGCGGTGGCCTATCACGTGGCCAATCGCTACGTCCTGGATCGCGGCCTGAAAGGCGGCGTGACCTGGCAGCGGGTCCCGGCGTTCACGTCGCGGGGCGAGTGGCAGGTGCTGCACGTGCATAACACGCGCTGGCGGCCGGACATGAGCCGCTATGCGCCGATGCTGGCCCCGGTGATTGCCGCGCTGAAACAGCGGTCGGAATACACCGAAGCGGAGCTGACGGCGGCGGTGGTCAGCGCCTGTTTCGCCATCGGCATGCAGTCGGACGGGGGCGACTTGTCGGAGGGTCTGAAGGTGCCGGGGGCATCCTCGGGCAGTGACACGAAGCAGGAAATCCGGTTGACCGATCCGGGGATGATCGTGGATCTGCTGCCGGGTGAGGACATCAAGAGCTTTGCGCCCGGGCGCCCCGCGCCGCAGTTTGCGCCGTTTATCGACGCGGTGGCGCAGGAAGTGGGCGCAGGCACGGATCTGCCCTATGAGTTGCTGCTGAAGAAGTTTCAGGCCAGCTATTCGGCGTCCAAGGCGGCGCTGGAAATGGCCTGGCAGTTTTTCCGGGTCGACCGCGCGCAGCATGTCGCGCAGTTCTGTCGCCCGGTTTACGAGGCGGTGATTGCCGAGGCCGTGGCGCGGGGCCACCTGTCCGCGCCGGGGTTCTTTGACAATCCGCTGATGCGGCAGGCCTGGCTGAACGCGACCTGGATGGGCCCGGCGCGGGTGACCATTGACCCGGTCAAGGATGCCAAGGCGGATGAGCTGTACCTGAAGATGGGCGCGACCTCGCTGACGGCGATCACCGCCGCCCGGTTCGGGCAGGATCACCGCGACGTGCGCCGCCGCCGGTCGGAGGATGGCAGCGACGAGGCCGCCGCCGTGGTGGGTGGCATGATGCCGCCGCCAGAGCCTGCCGAGGATGGCAGCGACGACGACACCGAAACAGCACTGGGAGCACGTCATGCAGGTTGACCGCTCGGGCCGCCTCTGGGCGATGCGCCCGGATGAGATGATGATCGCCGCCGCCGCACAGCAGCGCGCGGCCCTGCGCGAGGCGCAGGCAATGGAGGGCGACGGCCTTGACGGGTCGGATTTTGCCCGCGTGGTCGATGGCGTGGCCATCGTGCCGGTGCGCGGGCTGCTGATGCGCCAGATGTCGATGTTCTTCTGGTCCTACGAGGAAATCGCGCGCGACGTGGCGCTGGCGCAGGCGGATCCGGCTGTGCGGGCCATCGTGCTGGACGTGGACAGTGGTGGCGGACTGGTGGCCGGGTGCGACGACTGCGCCCGCGCGATCCGGGACAGCGGCCCCAAGCCGGTCGAGGCTTTTGTCGGCGGCACCGCCGCCTCTGCCGCCTATTACCTGGCGTCTGCGGCGGATCGGATCACGGTCGGGTCGGGCGCGATGGTCGGATCGATCGGGACGGTGATCGAATATGTCGATCTGGAACCGGTGTTCGAGGCCATGGGCGCCAAGGTGGTGCGCGTGGTGGCCGAACAGAGCCCGAACAAGCGGCTGGACCCGGACAGCCCCGAGGGCCGCGCCGAGTTGCAGGCGCTGGTGGATGCTGGCGGGCAGGAATTTGTCGAGACCGTTGCCGAGATGCGCGGGATCAGCGCCGCACAGGTGCTGGATCGGTTCGGGCAGGGCCTTGTCTTCAACGGAGGTGAGGCGCTGTCGCGCGGCATGGTGGACGCGCGCGGCACGCTGCGCGGCGTGATCCAGGCGCAGGGGCGCGGAATGGAAACACAGGCGACGGGGCTGGCGGCCCGTCCGGAGATCAACGCGGCCCCCGCCACCGCAGCAAAGGAGACAGCCATGGATTGGGCTGATCTGAACCTGGCCGCGCTGCGCGAGCATCGGGCCGACCTGGTCGACGGGATCGAGGCCGCGGCGCGGACCGAGGCCGCCACCGCCACTGAAACCCGGGTGACCGAGGCCGTCGAGGCCGAACGCGCCCGCATGGCCGCGATCGACGAGATTGCGCGCCCGGGCGCCGAGGCGCTGGTGGCCAAGGCCAAGGCCGAGGGCTGGGACGCGGGCCAGTTGGCGCTGGAGATGGTCAAGGCCGACAAGGCCAAGGGCGACCGTTTCGTCGCCGACCTCGAAGAGGCGGATGCCTCGGCGCAGGTGGTGCCGATGAAACCCGCCGCGACCGAAGGCGCGGGGCTGGGTGCCACGCCCGAGGAACAGGCCGAGGCCGCCTGGGACCGCGACGCCGATCTGCGCGCCGAATACGGCGGCAACAAGGCGGGCTACCTGGCCTTTGCCAAGGCGGAGGCTGAAGGCCGCGTCAAGACCCTGAAAAAGTCCGGCTGAACAGCCGCTGAAACAGAAGGAAAAGAGACATGACAACTCTTGCTGCGGATAGTCCGCGCCAGTACGGGACCGGTGATGAGGAAGCCTATCCGGTGATCGCGGCTGACGTGATTTACGAGGGGGCCGCCGTTGGTGAAAACGGATCCGGCTATTCCCGCCCTCTGCAGGCCGGGGATGCCTTCCAGGGCTTTGCCATCGAGACCGCCGACAACTCCGGCGGTTCCGCCGGTGACATCAATGTCAGGGTGAAGACGAAGGGCAAGATCAAGCTGCCGATCTCTGCCCTGGCCATCACCGCCAACGACCGCGCGCTGGTCTACGCCAGCGACGACGACACCTTTACCCTGACCCGTGGATCCAACAGCCTGGTCGGCTGTGTCTCGGCCTGGGTGGGGACCGGCTATGCCATCGTCGAATTCGACGCGGCATGGGCACCTGTTCACGAGAGCGCCGTTGCGCTTGGCACGGCCTGATCGGCCCCTGACCTGAAGGAGACAGACCATGTCTGCAAACAAAGGCCTTTCGTCCCGGGCCATCATCGGGCGTTTCTTCGAGACCTACAACGGTTTCGTGGAACAGAGCTGGTTCAACGACATCGCGATGACGTTCGAATCCGACCAGGAGGGCGAGACCTACAAGTGGCTGGGTCAGACGCCGAAAATGTCGGAATGGGCGGGATCGCGCCTGATCGACGGTCTGCGCGAAAACGGCATCACGATCACCAACAAGCACTGGTCGAACGGGATCGGAATTCCGATTTCGTGGGTGCGCCGGGACAAGACCGGCCAGATCATGATGAAAATCGAGGATCTGGCGGAATCTGCCTTTGACCACCGGTTCGAACTGCTGATGGAGACCATCAACGGTGCGGAAACACTGGTGTGCTATGACGGGCAGTATTTCTTTGACACCGACCACAGCGAAGGCGACAGTGGCACGCAGTCGAACGATCTGACGGTGGACATCAGCGCTGTGCCGGCAGACGTGCATGGCACCACTACCGCTCCGTCTCCGGAGGAGGTCAAAGCCATGATCTTCCGTTCGGTCTCTGCGATCAAGGGTTTCAAGGATGACCGGGGCCGTCCGATGAACAGGTCGGCGCGGAAGTTCACCGTGTTGGTGCCGCAGACTTACGAAGAGGCGGCAATGGAGGCGCTCTATAATCCATTGATTGGCGGTGGTAATACGAACATCATCGCCAACAATCGTAAATACCAGTTTGAGCTTCATGTCGAGCCTGGCCTCGACTGGACCGAAAAACTGGCGGTGTTCCGGTCGGATGGCCGCGCCAAGCCGTTCATCTTCCAGCAGGAAACAGATGTGCAGTTGAAGGCCAAGGCGGAGGGATCCGAAGAGGAATTCGACAACGACCGCTGGACCTTTGGCACGGACTACTGGGGCAACACTGGCCCGGGGTTCTGGCAGCACGCCTGCATGGCGACGGCGACCTGATCATGATCCCTGTTGTTGTGATCGCAGCGCAGGGGGCCGTCGTGCGCGGCCCCTGCAAGCTGAAACTCTCGCGCGAGCAGTGGCAGCGCCGCGTGCACGCGCTGGGTCCGGTGCCGAAAAAGCTGCGCCCGGTGGGTCTGGACGGCAGTTTCGCCCTGACCTTCAAATGCGGCGAAGAATTCGGCATCGATGAATTCAAGGGGCGCCTGAACAAGGCGCTGTTCGAGCGCCTGGATGAACCCGACGAGGCCCCGCTGGCCGAGGGCGATTCCGAAGGGTCGGAGGGTTCTGCCGCCGGGGCGGATGATGACGGCGGCGCAGAAAGCGGCGACGACGGGTTGCCGCTGTGACGTTCGCCGCCGATGCCAGCGCGATCTTTGACGGGCCGTTGGCGGTGGACGCAAGCTATGAACCGGAGGGCGAATGGTCCATCGCCCTTCGGGTGATACCGGTCCTGGGGGATGCCGAAAGCGATTTCGGCGCCGCGACCTTTCGGTCCGAGGCGGCGGTGTTCTGGGTGCTGGTGGCCGATGTGGCCAGCCCGGCGGCGGGGGACGTGCTGACCGTGGGCGGGGACAGCTACACCGTGCAGGGCACGCCGGTGCGGGATGAGCGCCGCCTGAAATGGCGGATCGAGGCGCGCCCGGAATGAGGCTGTCGGTGCGCCAGGACGGCGATTTCGGGGCCATGGTCGAGCGGGACCTGGGAAAGATGGCGCGGGCGCATACCAGCGCCATGCGGCAGGTCTCTCGCGAGTTGAAAACCACCTGGCGCGATGAAATCCGGGCCGCCGGTCTGGGCAGCCGCCTGCCGAACACGGTGCGCAGCGCGGCCTATCCGCAGGGGGATGTCAGCCTGAACCCCGCGGCGATGATCTGGACCAAGGCGCCCGAGATCATCTCGGCGCATGACCGCGGCGCGGTGATCCAGTCGCCCAACGGGCTGTACCTGGCGATTCCGCTGCAGGCGGCGGGGCGGGGCCGGTTTGGCCGGTCGATGACACCGCTGGACTATGAGCGCCGCACTGGGAACAAGCTGGTCTTTGTCTATCGCCGCGGCAAGCCGCCCTTGCTGGTGGCGCAGGACGCGCGGGTCAGCAAGGCGGGCCGCGCGGTGCGCAAGGGCGGGCGCCGCCGCAAAGACGGCATCCTGACCGGGGCGCAGACGGTTCCCGTCTTTGTGCTGAAAAAGCGGGTCAAGCTGCCGAAACGGACGGACCTTTTGCCCGCGGCAGAGGCGGTCACCGCATCGCTGCCTGCACTGGCCAGCATCTGGACAGAGGACTGACATGCCCGACAGCGATACAGAGGTGCGGCTGGCGGCGCTGCACACGTTGATCGACGGAGCGGTGACCGGTGGCGCCCTGCGGAATGTCGTGGTGCCACAGGAGATCCCCGCCGCCGGTCTGGTGATCCTGCGCGACGGCGCGCCGGTGTTGTCCGAGGTCACCATGCCGCTGACCTATCACCTGGACCTGCCGGTCGAGGTCGAGATCTACGCGCAGGCCGCCAGCGGGCGCGAGGTGGTCACCGATGCGCGGCGGCAGGAGATCGGCGCCGCCATCGCGGGCGACCGGACGCTGGGCGGCACCTGCGACTGGGTCGAGGCGCAGCCCGTCGACAGCGAGGATCTGCCCGTCGCGGGCGGCAAGAGTCTGCGCGTCGACACGGTGCGCGTCACCCTGTCGTTCGCAACCACCAATCCCTTGACCTGACATTCACCTGACGGAGGGCCAGACATGGCACGAGCAAGAGGCGAACGGCACCTGACGGCGGGTGTCTTTGAAAGCACGGAAAAGACCGCGCCGGGCAGCGGGTTCTTTCACCTGCCGGTGCGCAGCAATGGGCTGTCGCTGGAACAGGGCCTGTTGGAGGATGATATCGTCGGCACCCGAGATCCGGGCGACGCGGACCTGGACAACCCTGTCGCGGCGGGCGACGTTGGCATCCCGATCGATCTGGAGGCCATGGGCTTCTGGCTCAAGGGCCTGCTGGGCGCAGCGAGCACCACAGAGGACACCGGCGTCTACACGCATGTATTCGAAAGCGGATCCTGGTCGCTGCCCAGCTTCAGCCTGGAAAAGCAGCTGCCGGATGTGCCCAGCTACGAGATGTTCCGCGGTTGCCGGGCCGGGCGCCTGCAGATGGCGGTGCAGCGCGGCGGGCGGCTGAACGGCACGGTCAACGTGATCGCGCAGGGCAGCGACACACCCGCCGGCACAAGCTCGGCCGGGACGCCCGACGACTACACGCTGCAGCGGTTCATGCAGTACCAGACCAAGATCCAGATCGACGGCAGCGACACCGCCGACGTCGTGTCGTTGAATTTCGACTACAACAACAACCTGGACGCGGTCGAGACGGTGACCTCCGACGGCTACATCGGCGGCCTGGACCCGATGCGCGCCAGCATCGCGGCCAACATGCGGCTGCGGTTTGCGTCGGAATCGCTGTTCACCACCGCCAAGGCGGACACCTCGGTGGCGCTGTCGATCATCGCGACGATTTCCGCCGATGCCAAGCTGACGCTGGCCATGCCGCGCGTGTTCCTGTCGGTGCCGGGTCGCCCGATCGAGGGCCCCGGCGGCATCGAGGCCGATTTCCAGATCATGGCGGCCCGCGACACCGACGACAGCGCCATGCTGACCGCCACCCTGATCAACGAGGTTGCAAGCTACTGATGTTCACCCTGTCCCTGAAACCCGCCCCCTACTGGATCGACCTGCCGCACGGCGTGCGCGCGCAGGTTCTGCCTGCCCGCTCGACCATGGTGTCCGAGGTCAACGCCGAGCTGTTCGCGGCGACCGACGACGACGACGAAGACACCGGCGCCCGGACCTCGATCCTGGCCATGTCAAAGGCGATGGCGCGACGGGTGATCGTCGACTGGGAGGGCGTCGGTGACGAGGCGGGCAACGCCATCGCCCCCAGCGCCGAAATGATCGACGCGCTGCTGGAGGATCCGGCGATCTTCAACGTCTTCCGCGACAGCTATGTCCTCAAGGCCATCGAGGTCGCCGAAGAGGGAAACGGCTGAGCCAGCGGGCCGAGTGGCATTTCGGCTCGCTGGATTATTGCCAGGGGTGCGCGGGTGTCTGCCCGGATTGCCCGATGCGGGTGCACGCGCCGCACAGCGTCGAGGGCGCGCAGGTCTGGGACCTGGTCCTGCGCTGTGGCGGCCAGCTGCGCGCCGTGCCGGGCGCCGTTATCGGCTATGACATGACCGCCGTGCTGGCGATGGGCGACGCGCTGGAGGTGCCCCGCGTCGCGGTGGCCGAATTCATGCCGCAGATCGAAAGCGTGGCCGTCGCGGCGATGAACGCGGCGGCGGAAACTGAACCCGGGGACAGGACGGAATGACGGAACGCGGCATCACTTATCGCACCGAAATGACAAACGGTGCTCAGGTAGAAACGGGGTTCAAGCGTATTGGCGCGGCCGGTGATGCCGCCTTTGACAAGATCGACCGCGGCCAGAAATCCGCCGAGAAATCGGCGAAGGTGTTCGAGCAGGCGATTGCCCGCGAGGAACGCAGCTTTCGCGCGCTGAAGGCCAGCGTTGACCCGGCCTATGCGGCGCAGATCCGGTTCGATCGGGTGCAGACGCAGGTCAACAACGCGGTGCGCATGGGGGTCGTCAGCCAGAAAGAGGCGGCGCAGGTCATGGCCCAGTTCACCGCCCGCACGCGGGCGATGGGCGCGGCGCTGGAATCAGTCGACGTCGCCGCCGCGCGCGGCGGGCAGGGCGTGCGCAACGCCTTGCTGCAGGTCAACCAGATCGGCCAGCAGGCGGCGGCGGGCACCAGCTTGCTCAGCGCCGTGGCAATCCAGTTGCCGGACATTTTGGGCGGGTTCGGCGGGGTCATTCCGCTGATCGCCGGTGCGGCAGTCGGCCTTGGCGCGGCCTTCATTCCCAAGCTGTTCGAGGCCGAGGAAAAAGCCGACGACCTGAAAGGCGCGCTGGAGGGGGCTTATTCCAGTGCCGAGACCGCGCTGGACGCCGCGAAACAGGCGCAGGACCGCTACACCGCCGCGATTCGCCTGTCGGGTCAGGCGCAGTCACAGGTCACGCCGCAGATCCTTGAATCGCTGGCGGCAGAGGCCCGCGCGCGCGAGGCGCTGGCCAAGTTGGAGGTGGCGCAGCTTGAACGGCAGCGGTTCCGGTTCCAGCAGTCGATCCAGGAGGGCCGCGCCGAGCTTGACCGGCTGGTCGCCGAGGCGACGGCGGCCATTGTCAGCGATCCGAACGATGCCTTTGTCAACAGCCAGGCCGAACAGGCCCGGCTGGAGGCCGCGCGCCGGGTGCTGGCGGAGAACCAGAACCTGGTCCTGTCGATGCGCGAACAGCAGGCCGAGCTGGACCTGATCAACGCGCTGCTGGATCAGAATTTCGGCGAGGCCGCGGCCATCGTCGATGAATTGATCAAGGCCGGTGACGAAGGCGCACGGTTCAAATCCATCATCTCGACCACGGACCTGTCGCGCATCGGATCGCAGGCGGCGTTCCTGGCGCAGCAGATGGGGATCTCTGCCGATCAGGCGGCGGCCTACAACCGCGCGCTGAACGCGAACGCGGGTGGCGCCGGGCTGCCGGTGCGCGATGCGCCGGGGGGCCTGGGCTTTGGCCTGGGATCGGTCATGGACAACCCGCTGGGCCGCACCGAGGCGCGGCTGGGCTATGGCGACCTGTCGCTGACGCGGCTGCGCGGCACCCGCCCGCTGGCCAAGCCGCCCGCCTCTGGCGGGGGTGGTGGCGGCGCCCGAGGTGCCAGCGACGCGCAAAAGGCGCTGAACCAGCAGATGCAGGAGGCGCAGCGGATCTATGACAGCACCCGCACCGCGCAGGAAAACTATAATGCCGAGCTGGCCAAGGCCAACGACCTGCTGGCCAAGGGCCTGATCACGCAAGAGACCTACCAGCGCCACGTCGACGGGCTGAAGGACAGCCTGGACAAGGCGGCGCAGAGCCACAAGCAGATGATGGGCATCGCCACGCCGGTCAAGAATGCGGTGGTCAATTCGCTGATGGGGCAGAAGAACGCCGCCGACCAGTTGCGCGAGGCGCTGAAAAAGGCGGCGATCGAATACGCGCTGTTCGGCACCGGCGGGTTTGCAAGGAAGGGCAGCAGCTTCAAAGGCCTGCTGGGCAACGTGTTCGGCAAGATCTTCAGCTTTGACGGGGGCGGATATACCGGCGACGGCGCGCGATCGGGCGGCATCGACGGCAAGGGCGGCTTTCTGGCGATCAACCACCCGCGTGAAACCATGATCGACCACACCAAGCCCGGCGGCGGTGCGGGCGGCGCGGCCACGGTCGACGTGCGTGTGGGCGTGGATGACAGCGGCGCGCTCTATGCCCTGGTCGAGAAGGTCAGCACGCAAAAGGCGGCGCAGGCCACAGCGGCGGGGATGCAGGCCATGCGCCGCAGCTTTGGCGGCACGATGCAGACGGTTCAGCAGCGGGGGGTCAGCTGATGACGCGCCAGATCATCACACCGCGCGCGGGCCTGCTGCAGATGCTGTCGGTGGACTGGGATATCGACTGGCGCAACCAGGCGCAGGGCGATTTCAACGACGGTCTGGGGCGAACGCAGTTCGCCGGTTTTCCGCGCTGGGTCGGGACGCCCCGCGTGCGCCTGGGGCGGGCTGCGCTGGGGGAGTGGCGCGCCACCCGGGCGTCGGCGCAGGGGCGCGTCGGCTTGTACCGGATCCGGATGCAGGACCTGGGCGTGTTCAACCCGGCGGATGCCGGCGCCACCGGGACCGAGGCGACCCTGGGCAAGACCACAGCGGCGGGAAACTACTTTTCCAACGGGTTCGGCTGGGAATGGAGCCCCTTTGCCCTGGCGGTGGCGGATTACGCCGCAGGGGCCGAGGTGATCCGCGTCGACACCACATCCTGCAACGGGCTGGCGCCGGTGGTGGGACAGATCATGTCGCACGACGACTGGCCCTTTGCAGTGACCTACGTGCGCGACCGGGGCAGCGACATCTACGAACTGGGCATCCAGATGCCGCTGCGCGCGGCGATCACCAGCGGCGACCAGGTGCTGTTGCAGGGGCGCGGCCGGTTCGAGGCGCGCGAGAGCGGCATGGGCCGCGTCGCCTATGACCGCAACCCGCGCGCCGCGGTCGAACTGGATTTCGTCGAGGTGCTGGCCAGATGAGCTTTTTTCCTTCGGCCTTCGATCCACGCGGCGCGGTCGCGGGGTTGCTGGACCTGTGCGCCATCGACACGGCGGATGGCACCTTTCGGTTCTGGATCGGGCAGGACGGGATTTTCACGGACAGCGACGGCAACCAGTGGGTCGGATCGGCGCTGTCCAGTGTGACGGGGCTGCAGAGCGCCATCGACGGCGTGGCACCGGAGGGCAGCATATCGCTGTCGTTTTTCCAGGACCCGACCATGCCCGACCTGATTTCCGAGGTGAAAACCCTGGGCCTCGATTACGTCAAGGGGCGCGAGGTGCGGTTCTACGTCCAGCCGGTGGCGACGGTGGCGGAGATGTACGCGCCGCTGACGCCCCCCTTGCTGTGGCTCACGCGGATTTCCCGGCAAATTTCCTATCGCGCAAACGGCGCGCAGGACCGGGGGCTGACGCTTTCGTTCGAGGCGTGGTCCGAACGGCGCGGCGGTGCCCGGCGGATCGCGCTGAACACCGAGGGGCACGCGATCCTGACCGGATCTGCCAACCCGTCGCTTGAGTTCAAGCCGACATCCAGATTCGAGCCGGAGAAACTATTCGGATGACGCCTGTTTACGCGCAGATGCACCAATGGGCTGCCATCCCCTTTGTCTGGGGGGACAGCGATTGCGCCCTGTCCCTGGCTGACTGGTATCAGCGCCTGCGCGGCGTTGACCCGGCCGCGCGGATGCGGGGGCAGTATTTCGACGCGCAGTCGTGTCAGCGGTTCTGCGGCTGGTTCACGCGGCCCGTCGACGTGATCGAAGGGTGCCTCGCCACGGTTGACCCCCTGCCGCGCGTGGATGCGCCGCAGATCGGCGACGTGGCGGTGATCCAGATCCCCGGCGACGGGCGGATGATCCCGGCGGGGGCGCTGTGGCTGGGCGATTGTTGGGGCTGCAAGGGGCCGCAGGGCGCAACCACGCTGGCGGCGCTGGCGGCGCAGCCCCTGGCGATCTGGGGGATGGGCTATGCGGGGTAGGCTGTTTGCGGCGCTGCTGGCCTCGACCATGCTCACGCCTGCGCGGGCGGATGCTGACCCTATAACGGCCTTCGCCGCGGGGTTCCTGTCCACGGTTGGCATTTCGGTGCCTCTGGCCGGTAGCTTTGGCGCGTTCATCGCGGGCGTGAATGTCGGCACAGCGGTGTTCGGGACGCTGGTGGGTCGCACGCTGTTGTCGATCGGGCTGTCCGCGCTGGCGCAGTCCTTTGCGCCGCGCCCCAGCTATGCGCAGCCGCAGCCGTCTGCGCAGATGGGGAATTTTGCGCAGCCGATCAGCTATGCGGAATGGGTGTTCGGGCGCACGCGCAAGGGCGGCCCAATCGGTTTCACCGCCGCCAGCGGCCCGCGCCGTTTCTACGTGGTGATCCTGGCGGCGCATGAGTGCGAGGGCATCGTGCAGCACTGGCTGGACGAATACACCGTCGGTCTGGACGCCAGCATGACCAATTTCATGGCCAGCAACCTGCTGACCTCCAGCCTTGGCCCGTACACAGCGCCCGACGCCATGTATGAAAAAGGCCGCATCGAACCGTTCCTTGGCGATTCCGCGCAGACCGCGAATGCGGGGCTGGTCGCGCAGTTCACCGAGATCACCAGCGCGCACGACTTCGAGGGGCTGTGCGGCGCGGTGTGCTGGGCGCACAAGGTCAAGCCGCAGGACTTTTCGGCGGTCTACCCGCAAGGGCGTCAGTGGGACTACTTGCCGGTGCTGGACGGCAACAACCAGATCTACGACCCGCGCGACGACAGCTACAAGTTCACCGCCAACGCGGCGCTGTGCCTGGCCTACTGGATCACCGAGATCCTGGGCGGGGAAGTCGATTGGGACGAAGTGGCAGAGGAAGCCGACGCCAGCGACGTGACCGTGACCACGGCGGAGGCCGCCAGCATTGCCAAGTGGGAAATCAACGGCACGCTGTCCGACGACGCCAGCTTTGACGCGCAGAGGGCGCAGATGGCGGGGGCCTGTGATGCCTTCATGTATGAGCGCACAGACGGCAAGGTGGGGTTCAAGGTCGGGCGCTGGATTGAACCAACGGTCAACCTGACCACGGCGGATTTTCTCTCTTGCGAGGTCAGAGAGGGGCAATGGGGCGCGGATGCGCCGACCGAGGTTACCGTCACCTATATCGAGCCCGACAACGCTTGGCGCGAATGGCAGTCCGGCACATGGGTCGAGGACGCCACGTCCCGCCGCGTGCGGGATGAACCGCAGCTTTACATGGTGCGGTATCACAACCAGGCGGCGCGGCTGGCCAAGCGGATCGCCAAGGCGCGCCGCCCGCAATACACGCTTGCCGGGACCATCGGCCTGATGGGCTATGAACTGATCGGCCAGCGGTTTTTCACCATGACCCACGCGGGCCTTGGCATCACGCAGACCTTCGAGGTGGGCACCCTGCGCCGTGTTTCCAGCACGATGTTCGAGATTGAAGCGGTGTCCGTCGAGGAAGCGGACTTTGACTTTGACGCCGCGACCGAGGAACCCACCCGCCCGACCATCAGCGACGTGGACAGCAGCCACCTGGCCGAGGACATCACTGGCGTGAACATCCAGGCCGCCAGCAATTCGCGGATCCTGGTCGAGTGGGACGCCCAGAACGAGGCCTACTGGCAGCAGGTTCGCTGGCAGGAGGACGGGGAAACCGAGTGGCAGGAGGCCACGATCAGCAGCGGGGCCACGGAATACATCATCACCGGCCTTGTCGATGGCACGGATTACGACGTGCAGGCGCGCAACGTCTTTGCGCCTCTGGGGTCCGGTGACGGGCAATGGCTGCCCGACCCGGCAGAGACGGTGACGGCGGTTCAGGATGCCACGCCGCCTACGGCGCTGGCCGCTTTCTCGACGTCGATTGACGGGTCAGACGTCGAGGTCATCTATACCTCGGCCAATGACGCGCGCCACGCAGGCACGCGGATCTATCGCCACACCGCCAGCGACCTGGGTGCTGCGACCCTGGTCACAACGATTTATCACGGGCCGAATACCGGCGGGCTTTACGTCGATTCCGGGCTGAGCGCGGACACCTATTATTTCTGGGGCGTGCCGATCAACACCTCGGGCATCGAGGGGACCGAAAGCGGCCCCGAAACCGAAACAATCACCTGAAAATGAGGCCGCTAAATGGTTCTTGATCCCCGCACGATTGCGCAGGGCAACCCGCCCGCGTCCGATCACCAGATCAACCAGGAAGACCTGGGCGACTGGATGGTAGACAGCGATGCCCGCATCACGGCGCTGCAGTCGGGCGGGCTGCGATACAGAGAGGTCGTGGTGGCGGCGGCAACGGCCAATGTCGCCCTGACCGGGACGTATACCGTCGACGGCGAAACGCTGTCGGATGATGACCGATACCTGGCGCCGGCGCAGACTGACCCGGCGGAAAACGGCATCTACATCTACAACAGCGGCGGCGCGCATGCCCGCGCCACGGATATGGACGCGGCGGGCGATTTCCAGGGCAGCGCGGTCTATGTGTCCGAAGGCTCGGCCAATGGCGGAACCACATGGCGCACCGAGTCCGTGGTCGAGACGCTGGGCACCGATGACATCGTCTGGACCAACATCGCCAACACCTCCGCCAACAGCGCCGCGCTGGCGCTGAAGGCCGACAAAGCCTCCCCGATCTTCACCGGCACCCCCGAAGCGCCGACGGCCAGCGCGGGCACCAACACGACGCAGATCGCCACCACCGCGTTTGCGGAGGCGCGCGCCGCCGCCAGTGAGCTGATCACGGCGGATGTCGCGCGCGACGTTGCGGACCAGAACGCACGGTCCGGATCGCTTCTCTCTGCGGAGTTTGTGTTCGAGATCAGTGACCCGGACAGCGGCATCGTGATAGCTCAGGTGGACTATGACGGAAGGCTGTACTCCCTTCGCGCCGGTGAGGACATCTTGCTGGACGCGGAGTATTCGGACGTCACCACCTCGGAGACGGGAGAGGTGGCCATCGGACATCGCCACGACGGCGGACTGACCATTGGTCCCTACACCTATGGCGCTCTGCTCGACGCGGAGTACATGATCGTCACCGGTGACGACGCCGGTGGTGTGGCACAGGCGCTGGACCACGCCGGGGTCGATCCGATCCAGCGCACCTTGAAAGCCTGGTGCGACACCAGCGGCGCATGGCTGCGGGGGCCGGATGGCACCTCGCGGCTTGTCCTGGCGGATGCGGACTGCTGCTACATCGGCGGCGGGATGCTGCACATCATCAGCAGCGACGGCGACGACTACAGCACGCCGCTGGCACATGATGTATCGATCCTGGCGGACACGGTGACCGAGGTGCGGCTGATCGCCGGCTACGGGCAGAGTGGCATCACCGGCTACAACTCTGGCGCGCTCTACACCACGACGGCCCCTGTCACCGGGCGGACCGTCATGTGGGAGCGCGGGCCGCGTCCCGCCGGGCATGACCAGAACAGCATCTCGGGTCGCATGATGCCCGACGAGGCGCTGCACGCCTGGGCCGATTACGTCGAGGTCGGCTATGGCGTCGGCGCGGAGACCTGTTTCGGGTCGCTGATGACGGACTATGTCGCGGATGAAGGCTCGACCGTGGCCCTGCTGGGCGCGACGCTGGGTGTCGGCGCGCAGACCATGCAGGCGATTTCCCCGGGCGGCGCGGTCTGGGACGCGATGCTGGTGCGCGGTGTCGTGCGCGCCCGCCTGATGGCGGCGATGGCGGGCAAGGATTTCGTCTGGAACGAGATGTTTTTCGATCAGGGCGAGGGCAACGTCGCGACCGATACGACCGAGGGCGCCTACCTGGCGCGGATGATCACCCTAGCCGATGCGCTGGACGCGCTGGCGACGGAACTGGGCACGCTGGACGGAGAAGACGAGGTTGCGTGGTTCTACGCCCAAATGCCGAATTTCCCGTTCTACGGATACCCGGATTACCCTTGGGTGCCGGTCGATCAGCTTCAGGCGCATATCAACGACCCGGCCAGGTTCTGGTGCGTCGGGCCGCGCTATCAGTACGCCTATACGGACAATGCACACATGACCGCCGCCGGGCAGTACAGCCTAGGGGCGCGCATGGCGATTGTCGCGCGAGAGCGGCGGGACGGCAATCCGTGGTCCCCGCTCTATGCAACCTCGGCGGTGCGGTCTGGAGCGGTGATCGACGTGACCTTCAACGTGCCCGTTGGGGACATCGCTCTCGACACCTCTGTCGTGTCCGATCCGGGCAACTACGGCGTGACGTGGCGCGATGCCGGCGACGGCAACAGCGTGTCGATCTCGACCGTTGCCGTGCTGGACACGGACACCCTCCGCGTCACGCTGGACGGGACGCCGACCGGCACCGCGCAGGAAATCGGCATCGCCGTCTCGGCAACCAGCGGGGCGGCCCCGGGGCCGACCACCGGCGCACGGGCCTGCATCCGCGACAGCGACACGGCGGAGGACGGGCGCAGCGTCGTCCTGCGCAACTACGCCTGCCACCAGATCATCGACGTGACGACATAAAGGAGAGCCGGACATGCCCGGACTACACATCAAATCGACGGTTCCCGCCTCGGCAGGTTTCGGCCTGCGGCGGGTCACCGAAACCTCTTTGGACGCGGCGGCCAAGCGCCTGCCGGGCCTGAAATACTATTTCGACCCCGAGGCCCCCGGCCTCGCGGTGGAAAGCACCGCCGCGCGGGGCAAATGCGGCAACCCGGTGACCTGGGGCGCGTCCTCGGGCCTGACACTGGGGACCGTCTCGGGTGACTACAACGGGCGCAGCGTTGCAAATGTGGACGACGGCTACGGCCTGAACCTCGGGCCGCGCCTGATGGACCGGCAGTCCCTGACCATCGTCATGGCCTGCGACTACAATTCCGGCATCTCGGCTGACGCGCTGAACCACTACCTGGCCTCGATCTACAACCCCGATACCGGCTACAGTGCGACGCTGTATTACAGCCCGGTCGGGTCGGATTCGCTTGCCTGGCAGGCCTCGGATGAGGGCACGGGCGTCGCCTCGATCGCCGCCGCGTCGCTGGCGGGCAACGACACGCCCTTTGTCGTCGCGGTGTCGCTGAACGCCGAGGACAGCAGCGCCAAGATTTACCTGGGCAGCACGTCGGGCACCAGCGCCAGCGGTACGCCGACGGACCTGCTGGCGCTCAGCGCGCGGTCCCGGCTCTACATCGGGGCGAAACAGGGGCAGGCCATCGGGACAGCCTGGAACGGCAATATCGGCGCGACACTCGTCTATGACGAGGAATTCCACAGCACCGCCGCCCGCCGTGCGCAGCTGGACACGCTGATGACCGCGATGGCGACCTATTACGACATCTCGTGATCTGAGCCGAAACGAAACCATCGACCACGTCAGCCTACATTAGGCGGCGATAGGGGGTGAATTGAACTGGTGGAATGAGTTGAACAGGCCGGACGATTTCCGAGAGGACTGGTACGGCGAACTGACGAACCAGGCCGCGCACACGCTGCTGGGCGCTGTGCTGGCCTGTGGGTGGTGTGTCGCCGCGTTCGGCCTGCTGGGCGAGATGCCCTATCGGTCCATCGTCCTCGGCACGATGGCGGTCGGGTATCTGGCGGTCGAGGCCATCATTCAGAGATGGGTGGACGGCGACAGCTGGTTTGATGCGGCCATGTTCGTCGCGGGCGGTGCCGGGGCGCTGTTGCCCATGCGCGAGGTCGCCGTGATCGGGCCGGTTGTCCGGCTGGACTTCGACACGCGGGTTTGGGTGGCTGTGGCCGTCCCCTGGGCGCTGGCGCTGATCCTGCGCGTTGGCAAACGATACGTCGCGGGGCATCGGAATGCGTGATCTCTTGTTTTCGGTCGAGTTCTGGGTCGCCATGGCGCTGGCGGCGCTGATCAAGCTGCGCGCCTCGCCGCGCATCACGGCGTTCTCGGCCTTTGTGACGGTCTTGGTGGGGGTTCTGGCGGCCCTTGTCCTGACCGATCCCGTGCTGGAGTTCCTGGGACTGGCCGGTGGCAGCTATACGCACGCGGTTGCCGCGCTGGTGGCCTTGTCGTGCGAGCATATCGCGCGACAGATCCTTGAGCTCAGGATCGTCGAATTGATCCGTGCATGGCGGGGCGGCGACAAATGAGCAACCAAACCAACCGGCGGCTCTGGTCCATCGTTCTGGTGGTCGCGTGGGCCATGCTCGCGCTGTTGTCCTTTGGCAAGGCCTCTTTGCCGCCGTCATGGTGGTTTGTGGCGGGCGTGCCAGAGGTCGAGGATTCGATGCAAGGCCAGTGTCCATCCGTGATCTGGGATCGCGAAATTCGGCGGCCTTTCCGGGGAAAATGGGTCGCGACGCTCATGAGGCGGACACCGAGCGGGCGGTATTATTCATATAGACCATATGAGGGCGCGACGGATTACCAAACGGATGCGGACCTGCCGGTGCCGCTGGATCTGGCGTGGTGGTTCCTGATCGATCCGCGCGACTGCAATTGGCCGCCGGGACAATACCGGTTGCACACTGTCTGGACCATTTACCCGGATGCGGGCGGGGAAAAACTGGTGCGGCGCACCTCGCCGACATTCACGATTCACCCGCGCAGCGCGGCCCCATGATCTGCCGCGTCCTCTGCGCCTGCCTGTGGCACCTCTGGCCGCTGTTCGGGACCGGGTGCGGGCCTGCGCCGTGGCTGGTGATGGATGCCGCCCCCAAGAAAGGAAAGACACATGAAACTGGTTCCTGACGCGCGCCGGGTCGCGCTGCGCAGTTGGTCGCTCTGGGCCAATCGCGCGGGTTTTGCCTCGCTGCTTTATCCGCTGGCGGTGTTCGAGTTGACCGGTGCCGGTCCGGACCCTGTCCTGTTCGGCTGGATCGGGCTGGTGCTGTACGTGCTGGCCGAGCTGCTGCGCTACCTCGACCAGGGCGGGCTTGATGGCCGCCGCGACACGCTGTTTTCTCCGGTTCTGATCGCGCTGGCGGCGCTGCTGCTGGTCATGGGCATGGGAAAGGTGCCCGAGGAACCCGCGCCCGCGTCCGCGGTGGGTGTCCCGTCCGAGGCCGCATGGGCTGCCGTGGCGGTGCCGCTGGTGGCGAAATGGGAGGGCCTGCGGACAGAGGCCTACCTCGACACCATCGCAGATCCGGACGTCTGGACGGTCTGCTATGGCGAGACCAGGGGCGTGCGCCCGGGCGACAGTTACACGGCGGCCGAGTGTGCGGCCATGCTGCGCAAGCGTCTGCGCGCGTACCGCGCGGGCTGGCACGGCTACCTGACGCCCGAGACGCTGCAATCGCGCCTGACGCCAGAGCGGGACGGGGCCTACACCTCTTTCGCCTACAACGTCGGCGTGGCCGGGGCAGGCCGGTCCACCGCGACCCGGCGGCTGAACGCGGGCGACATCGCCGGCGGCTGCCACGCCCTCGGCTGGTGGAACAAGGCCGGCGGGCGTGTGATCCGGGGGCTGGTCAACCGCCGCACCGAGGAAACCGCGCTGTGCCTGCGGGGGCTGTGATGGCCCGCCTGACCCTTGCCCTGGCCGCCGCGCTGGCCGTGGCGGTCTGGGCCGGCTGGGGGCTGTGGCAGGACCGCCGCGACCTGCGGGACGCCAACACCGAACTGGCCCGCCAGATCGCGCAGGCCCGGATTGCCGAAAACATCGCCCGCGCCCTGCTGGTCGAGGAACAGGCCCGCGCGGCTGACCTGTCCAGCGCCATCGCTGAAATCTACGGAGGGACCGATGCGCCTTTGCCTGATCATCTGCGCAAGCTGTTGTCTGCTGACGACGGGCTGTGACTGGCTGACGCAGCGCGAGACCGTGGTGGTGCGCCCGCATGTCCCCGCCTCGCTGCGCCAGCCGGTGACCGTGCCCGCGCGGCGGATCGACACGACCAACGACCTGGCCGCCGGATACCTGGAGGCGCGCAGCGGTCTGGCCACGGCGAACGGCCGGATCTCGGCGGTCGACTGCCTGTTGACCGCGGCGGAACAGGACGCGGATCCGGACTGCGGAGCGGCGCCATGATCCTGCTGGCGGTGACGCTGTGCCTTGCGGCGCGCGGCGAGGCGGAATGCCAGCGGCATGTGCGCTGGGTGCAGACGCCGCAGGACTGCAGGCAGATCGGTGAGGCGATGGCGGAATACCTCAAGGCGTCGGAGCTGGAGGGGGTGACGGTGATCTTCATCGGGCGGACCTGCAGCCGGGGGACGGACGGATGAGCGCGGGCCTGCGCGCCGAGGTCGCCGCGATGCCCCCGGCGGAGGCCATCGAACACCTGCTGTTCCTGATCGAAGGCATGACCGGCGGGCTTGAGCCGCCCTTGCCAGGCCTGACGCCGCTGCAATCCCGCATCGTGCGCCGACTGGAAAGCGCCAAGGGCGCGGTGGTTTCGCGCGATGAGCTTTTGTTCTCGGCCTATCACGACCGGCCCATGGCAGACTGGCCTGAGGGCGACATTATCAGGGTGTCGATGAGGCACATTCGCCAGCGCCGCCCGGATCTGAAAATCGAAACCTGCCGAAATCTCGGCTACAGACTGAACACAGGAGACTGAAAACATGGCTGCAAATGCATGGGCAATGTATGGAACCGCTCATCTGAACGTTTGGAACGGGACCGTTGACCTCGGTTCGGACAGCTTCCGAATGGTTCTCGTCGGCACCGGCTATACACCCGATCAATCGGCTGACGACACATGGTCGGACATTTCGTCAAACGAGATTTCCGGCACCGGCTACACGACGCACGGGGAGGCGGTCACGCTGTCGGTTTCACGCTCGGGTCTGGTCACAACTGTTGATTGCGACGACCAGTCGTGGACTTCTTCGACGATTTCGGGTGCCGCCTATGCCATCATCGTCCGCGATGCCGACGCCAATGGATCTCTGGCAACGACCGATATCCCGATGTGGTATTGCGAACTTGAGGATGGCTCCAGCGTCTCGACCACCAACGGCACACTGGCGGTCACGATCAACGCGAGCGGCGTCTACGCTTCGACCGCAGGCACGGCGGCGTAATCCAACGCAATGGCTGTCCAGGTCGCATCAACTGAAATCGGGAGCGGGACCAGCGGTTCCGCGACGGTAGACAAGCCGACCGGGGTGGCCTCGGGCGACACCCTCGTGATCGTCATGTTCTCCTTCAATGACGGCTCTGTCTCCGGGTTGACGGGCTGGACAAATCGCACCTTCGCGGGGACGTCCACCTGCCAGATGGATGTTTTTACCCGTGAGGCTGATGGAACGGAAGGAAGCTCCGAAACGCTGACGCAAGCGGCGGGGAACGACGTCGAGTTGATCTATGCCCGCATCACCGGCGGGGACTATGACGGCATCACCGTTGCCGACCCGTCGCGCGTGGATGCCCTGAGCGCCAACCCTGCTTTCTACCCGATAACGACGCCAGCGGACAATGCGCTGGTGTTGGCCTGCGCCGGGTGGCGAACCAATCAGACCCTCGTCTCTGGTCCAAGCGGCTACACCACAGAAGCGCTGCAGGAGTCCCCGAACGGCATCGCGATGTTCTCGAAGATCGTGGCGACCGAAGGGGAGGAAACCCCCGGCGCGACGGAAATCAACAACTCGCGGTGGTGGGCCTCGGCCTCAATCGCCATCGGCCCCGCAGCCGGGGGCACGGACGCAACCGCCTTGCCCGGCGTGGGGGCAGGGACGGGCGCAGGGTCCGCGCCAACGGTATCGGCAGGGGCCACGGCATCCCCCGGCGCAGGCAGCGCTACGGGTGCGGGTTTAGCCCCGTCCGTCAGTGCCGGAAGCAATGCGACAGCAGAGCCTGGCGCAGGCGCGGCAACAGGTTCCGGCGTCACTCCGGCTGTGGCGGCTGGCGCGGCATCGGACCCGGCGCAGGGCGCTGCAACCGGGGCAGGGGCCGCCCCTTCCATCGCAGCAGCATCGACGGCAGCCCCTGCCGCTGGATCGGCTACAGGCGCAGGGCTGGCACCGACTGTCAGCGCGGGAAGCAATGCCACGGCGGAACCGGGAGCCGGTGTGGCGACGGCGGGCGGGCTTGCCCCTGTCGTTTCGGCAAACTCTGTCACGGCCCCTGGGGCTGGATCCGCAACCGGCCTGGGGTTTGCGCCATCCGTCAGCACCGGCAGCAGCGCAACCGCCGAACCCGGGGCAGGTGCCGGAACAGGCGCGGGCCTAGCGCCGACCGTCGCGGCCAATGTCGCGGCATCGCCGGACAATGGTACGGCGGCGGGCCTTGGGCTGGCACCGGCGGTCAGCGCGGGGGCTACGGTAGAACCCGGACAGGGCGCAGCGCCAGGCGCAGGGTTGGCCCCGTCTGTATCTACCGGCACGGACACAACCGCATCCCCTGGGGCCGGAGCGGCGCAGGGCGCGGGGCTGGTTCCGTCCATCACTGCCAACGCCAACGCAGCCCCTGCCGCAGGCAGCGCCACAGCGGCAGGACTCGCGCCAACGGTGTCTACGCCCGGCGTGGCCCCGGACGTGCCGCCCCGCCGCACCGTCACCGTGTCCGCGCAGGATCGATCTGCCACCGTCTCGGCGCAGGTCCGGTCGGCAGCGGTCCCCGCGCAATTGCGTTCTGCATCCGCATAGGAGAGTTGATAGATGAGATGGCCGAACAAAGACCCGGATGAGGTGCTGGACTACGCAGTCGACTGGACCGCGCGCCTGGCTGGAGACACGATCAGCACCAGCGCGTTTACCGTGCCCGCCGGTCTGACAATGGATTCAGAGTCGGCAACAAGCCAAATCTCGACGGTCTGGATCAGCGGCGGAACCGCAGGCCTGTATTCGATAGAGTGCACAATTACGACAAGCGGGGGCAGGACGATGCAGGAGTCTGTCAGGTTGGCGGTGGTGGAGGTGTAGTATTTCGACGCCGCGCTGAATTGCACATGGCCATTACAGAAGCCCCGCCTCGGTTCGCGCCTGGCGGGGCTTTTTGCGTTCTCGGGGGGCGTTTTCAGGACTCGCCTGCCAAGCGTTGCAGGCGGTCGATTTCGGCGGCGATCAGCGCGCCAGCTTTTTCAAGGTTGCGGATCGGGTCGACGCTGGGCTTCCACCATCCAGCATCCCAATCGGCGGGGAAAAACACAGCGCGCGCGGTTTCCTCACCGGCGTTGTCCCGGTCGAGGTTCGCGGCGGCATACGCGACCGCCGCGGCGTTCAACTCCTGCCCTGTGTGCGTGTCGTCATGCTCGAGCGTCCAGCCCTCGCGCTCAATCTGCCGCTTGCGCTCTGCGGCGATGCGCTCAATTCCGTTCATCGTCGTTCCTTTCGGGATTTTTGGGACCGGCGAGATCATCCGTCTCGGCGGGCTAGTTGGACAGGCCGGCAAGTGCGGCCTTTTCAGCATTGTGGAGAAGCTCTCCGGGCAGACGCGCCGCAGCCAGATCGGACCATGCCACGAGGCGGCTGATGCAGTCTGCCCCTGATTGCGCCTCAAAACGCAGGCCGATCGGGTGCATTGCCCAAGTGGATACTATGCCGAAGTCGGTCATGTAGGCGTCAGTGCGGCGCGCAGCGCCTTCGAGAATGTCTAACGGTATATACGGTGTCATGTGGCCTCCGGGGATTGTTGGATTACTGTAGCAGGGGCGAAAACTTCGGCTTCGCTGCCTGCTTGGCACGGATCTTCTCGACCTTCGTCCAGCAGCGGTCCAGTTCGATGTGACCGGCTTCGATCATGTCGAGATCGCGAGCAAGGCAGAGGGCCGCGAGCGTGTTCATTACGCCGCCGACCTCTTGCCCGATGTCGCCCTGTTCCCGTCCGAACACATAGTCTACAAGTTGCAAGGCTTCGGCCTTCGTGCAGTCACACGCCTGGGCTAGTTCAAGTGCTTCCTCAAGAAAACGGTGGTTCCTCTCTGTTGCGTCCCGCGCGATCTTTGGTCCGAAGCAGGCCAGCAGCCAGCGGTCAACACGGTCTTGAAATTTCATATCGGCCTCCGGGGTTAGTTGGATTTAGATTGAGTAGGCGATCTGCGGGACAAGATGCCCGTCGATCTCGACCGGATCGACCAGCGCTGCGAGGCCAGAATACTGCACCACCCAAACCGACACGCCATTCCAATTCCGCTGTTGCGGTTTGCGTCTGACGATTCTGGGTGTCCCGAACCGGGTTGTGCCGCCGGTCAGAAATGCAATGCGCTTTCGCCCGCCGAAATCGTCAATCATCGGCTTGATTTCCTTGGTGGTGATCGGCTTCGCCATATCGGCCTCGCTCCTTGGGGTTATCTGGACATGGTGTCGAGCAGCGCTTCGATGCGCGTCTCGCCCTTCATGGCGCGCAGGTAGCGTTGCCCCTTCGCCGTGAGCGTGGACTTGTAGCTGCCGGGCTTCGGCTTGCGGATCAGGCTGTGCTCGATCAGGATCTGCAATTGAGTGTAGCCGCTCTGGTATCCGAAGGCGTATTTCAGCACTCCCTCATCGACCACCCGGCGTTTCGGCATGGGGCCGAAGTTTGCATTTCCGTGGACGCGATCAATCTCGCTTTCGGGGATGATTTCTTCCGGTGTCATATGGCCTCCGGGGTTAAATGGATTCGCGCGCAGCTTGGACTTCGGCCTCGACCTGTTCTTCTGCGGTCAAGGTCGGATCGTCGCGCCACGCTTCAAGCCAAGGCTCCGAGCCGGTAGTGCCGACGAGGCTTTGGCCCTTGGGCATGTAGCCAATCCGCACCGCTTCGGCGTCGATGGCGTCGAGATACTGCTGTTCCGTCTGCATGGTGCTGTTCCTCCGGCGGTTGTTGGATCGTCTGTTGACTGAATAAGCGATATCGGTTACTTGGTCAATAAGCGATATCGCTTACTGCCGAGGAAGAATCTTTGACCGAATTTCCGATATCGGATAGCAGCGGGCGGATGGGACGCCCGCCGATGAACGTGAAGCCAACCGTTGTGCGCCTGACGCAGGAGGCGCTGGACCGCATCGAGAAGGTGGCGGGGCCGAAACAGCGCGCCGCGTTCATTCGTGAGGCGGTAGACAACGAGCTGGAGCGCCGCGAAGGTCAGTCTCAAAACCCAGTCCAGATCGGCGACGGCGATGGCGAAAAGCGGTAATAAAAAGCAGTCCCAATCCGAAAACCTGTCGACCAGGAAGATTGGATACGCCCGCGTCTCGACCGCTGACCAGAACCCCGACATGCAGATCGCCGCGCTGAAAGCCTACGGCGTCCCGGAAGAGCTGATCTTCGTGGACCGTGCCAGCGGCGGCACCATGAACCGGCCCATGTTCATCCGCGCGCTCAAGACCGCACAGCACCCCGGAACCGAGTTCGTCGTCTGGAAGCTGGACCGCCTCGGCCGCACCCTGGAAGGCATCATTGAAGTCCTGGCGCTGCTCGAAGGGCGGGGCGTTCAGTTCTTCAGCCTGACCGAGCGCGTGGACATGACGACGCCTATGGGCAAGGCCATGCTGCAGATGATGGCGGTGGTGGCCGAGCTGGAGCGCAACCTGATTGTGGAGCGGACCAAGGCCGGGATCGCGCGGGCGCGTGAGCGGGGAGAGAAGGGCGGCCGGCCTATCGCGATGACCCCGGCGCGGGTTGAGGTCGCCGATATGCTGCTGCGGACGGGCAAGCGCGGCAATGAGGTCTGGGAGGCGATCAAGCCGCTGGCCGAGGTGCCTATCAGCCGGGCGGCCTACTTCGCCTGGCAGAAGCTATGGGATGCGGGCGAGGTGACAGACCTGCCCGGCGACAGTGAAGTCTGAACAGGAGCGAGGCGATGGCGTGGATAGAAGGGCCAGACGTTCCCGAAAGCATGGAGGGAAAGCAGGCGTGGATATACGTCAAGGTGCGGGATTGGCGGGTCACGCTGGACGTGGTTCCGCGTGGGTTTTCCCGCGATCCACATCATTGCGGCGGGGTGTTCTTCTGGCCGGTCGAGCCGCCCGCGCCCCCGAAAACGGAGTCCAGATAGGAGGGTGAGGGGCAGAGGGATGAGCGACAGAGGTAGAGCGATTTTCTGCAAGGCTATATTCTACGGCGTCGCGGCGGCAACCGTCTTGTTAATCGCTGCTTTCTATTTGCTGTTTTGGGCCATAGGGCTGGAGACCAAAGCGCTTTTTCAGTGCGGCGTTGCTGTTGGAATTGCTTCGGTACCAATCGCTGAGATTATTCTAGCCCCACTGGAGGTGTGAAATGGGAGGCTTCGCGAGCCTTCAACAGGCGGGGACACCTTCGACGTAACCTGTTGATTTCTATGCGCGCGCGTCAGATGGAAAAGTGTCCCCGATTTTGCACCAAGCCATTGAAAAGGCGCAATCCGTCACAATCCGGCCGCGGGTACCAGGCTGTGCCAGATATGTGCCACACCATGGTGCGCGTTGCTGCATAGTTCTGCACATTTCCGAACGTTTCAATCCGGCCCGTGACTTAGAAAGTTCATTATATTTCAGGGGATTACGTGGTGCTGCTGGAGAGAATTGAACTCTCGACCTCTCCCTTACCAAGAGGCGGGTCGATTCAGGATTTTCTAGGCTTTTCAAAGCGATATCGCTTCTCCGTGGGCTTGTGTGCCGGATCTGAGGCAATCGGCCCGCGCTTGGCGTCCATCTTCTGGGCCAGTGTTCGGCCCGCATCCCGGTCCTCGTGCACGTAGGTTTCCAGGAACAGCCGCGCCGACTTCCAGTCGCCCGCCTCCATCGCCTCCCGCACCCGGGCGCCGTCGGCCATGGCGTTGGTGCCGAACGAGTGCCGCCCGGCGCTGTGCGTGGGTCGGTAGGGGATCCCGGCGCGGGCGCAGACAGCCTGCATCCGGCGGTTCACGGCAGAGGGTTCGGTGTAGCGAAACACCGGTTGCCCGGCGCGCGGGTCCAGCGCGGCAATGCGCAGGACCAGCTCGGCGGTCAGGTGGCGCACCGAATGCTGCGAGGTCTTGGTCCGTTCCAGCACGGCGATGCGATGGTCGAGGTCGACGTGATCGCCCATCAGGCGCACCGCCTCGGACCGGCGCGCGGCGGTCTGGTGCATGAACAGCACGATGCCCGACAGGTGCGGCAGGCCGTCGCCGTCCGCCTGCGCCATAAAGGCGTCGATCCAGTCGCGATCGACCGGCTGGTGTTTCTGGCTGCGCCCGGCCGGGAACAGCCTGGCGGTGATCGTCTGGCACCAGCCAAGCGAGGCCGCGTGGTTGATCACGGCGCGGGCCGGGACGATGGCCTGTCGGTTGCGGGTGGCGGGGGCGGCCTGCGGGTAAAGCGCCAGCGCCGCCTCGCGCAGTTCTCCGGGTTTGATGCTGCCGATGGAGCGGCCCTTGAACCGGATCAGCAGAGGCGCTAGGAACCGCGGCTCTCCGCCCTGGTTCATGTAGCTGAGGGCGGCTTCTTCGAAGGTGCGGACCGCCGCGTCACCATAGACGTGACGTTTCCAGAGGTCGGCCTCGAACTGCGCCGCGATTTCTGCGGCGGTTTGCCGGTCGCTTGTGCCAAGGCTCTTTCGAATGCGCTGCCCGGCAACGGTGCCGGTGGCGTACCAGATGCCGCCCCGGTTGGTGAGTTTGAGGTTGGACAATTCAGGGCCTCCCGCAGCGCCGCGATGTGTTCGGGGTAGAACACGAACCGATTCCCCCGGCGTTCGTAATGTGGGTGCGCCTTGAGCTTCTCTGTCAAGGTCCGCAGGCTGATTCCCAGCGCCCGCGCCGCGCCGGCACGGTCCAGAGGCTCGATCGCCCAAGAGGGAAGCGGTGCGGTCATGTCCCGCCCTCCAGAAAGTTCTCTGCCACGGTCAGGTGGGCGAGAATGTCTTTCTGGCTGCGTTCCGGGTGCCTGTTTTTCATGGTCACGACCGGCTTGGGTGGATTTGGCGTGCCGTAGATCATCGCCTTTGCCTCGGCCACAGCCCGTTCTGCCCTCTGAACCCGCGCGCTCATGTCCCATGCGTCCGCTGCGAGTTGCTGGGCGTGCCGCCGCGCTTGGTCCAGTTGTTTGCGCAGGGCGGCGAGCTCTTCGGCGACGGGATCCGGCGCGCCCTGGACCAGATCCGCCAGCCTGACCAGCTTCAGGGCAAAAGCCCCGGCCTCTGTCAGGCGGTATTCCAGCTTTCCGCAGGCGCTGCGGATGTGGGTCACAAGTCCTTTCTGGAACAGCGCGCCCATGGTGTGCCCGCCGCATGAAACGTCGCCGACCTCGGCGATCATCGAGAGCGCCGATACCTGGTTGCGGGACAGGGTCAGCTTGAAGGCGCCGCTGGTGACGTATTCGCGGAAACGGGACTGGTCAGTCATATCAGCGCCATCTGTTGCGGTTTCGCGCTCTCACTCGGCGGTTCCCAGATCCACGCGCCCGAGGCCGTGGGCAGCGCTGAGAGTGCGCCACGCATGTCCTGCTGCCAGTGGGCAAACGCCGTTGCCGAGCAGTCGCAGAGCGCGTGACCGGGAGGCCAGCCCATCAACCATTCGACAAAGAGCGGGTTCAGCCGCCGCTTTTTCCAGCTCCCCCGCCGCAACCATCTGCGCAAGCTGGCTTGCTTGACGTGCGATGTCACCGAACGCAACAGCCGGCGCGAGATCTGGCGCCATTGCGAGGGTGGCAGACCATGCGGGCATGTCGCCGGGGCCGGGCGGGAAAATCCCTTCGCGTCCGTCGCAAGGCAGGCGTTCCCCGCCTTCGATGTCGGCACCTGTCCGCTGCCCCGCGCCGTCACGTCGTGGGCCTGTGGCGTGGTCCAGTTCGCCGCTTGCGCTGGCAGGGGTGTACCGCCCGCTCCGAAGCTCATGTTCGGGCCGCCCTTCTCCCCGTCCGACCCGCGCGGGGTGCCCGCCATCGGGGTCGGCCAGTTCGTTGCCATCACCTGCAGGCTCGTGACGGCGGTCCGGTTCGCGCCCGATCCGTCGCGCTCTCCCATGCGCTTCTTCATCGCCAGATGACCCTCCAGCGACTTGTTGTCGTCGTTCGACACGGCGGTGGGCCACGATGAAAACCCGCTGCCTTTCATGCGGCGCGCCGACTTCTTCCGCCGAGAATACGCCAACCGCAGGCGTGAAACCCAAGTCTCGAAGGCTTCGCAGCACGGTTTCAAGGCCGAGGGTGAGGTGCCCCGCGACGTTCTCGAAAAAGCACCAACGCAGGCCGGGTCCGAGTTCCCCGATGATCCGTTCGATGTCGGGCCAGAGGTGGCGTTCGTCGTCCTCTCCCTTGCGCTGTCCGGCCTGACTGAACGGCTGGCAGGGGTATCCGGCAAGCAGGGTGTCGATGCATCCGGCGAGGGGCGTCGCGTCGAAGGTGGTGACGTCATCCCAGATTGGCGCGGGGGCGAAGTATCCGGCCCGCTGGGCGGCAATGAGGGCCTGCCGTGGGTACTCTTCCCATTCGACAAAGCAGCGGGTGTGGAAGCCGGGTTCTGCGAGCATGAGGCCCATATCGAGGCCACCGGCCCCGGCGCAGAGGGAAAGTCCGTTTCGGGGTGGTAGCACCATGTCAAGGTCAGGTCTCCTGCGGAATGGGAACCCCGGGCCGGGTGCCGTCGTTGCTGGATGGCCCGGGGGTGCCTCGGCTCATCCGAGGGCTTGACGGTGGCCGGTCAGGTCATCCCCAGCGCGGCCTTGTACATGTCCAGAACCGCCTCTTCCTCGGCGATGTCGTCGGCGTCGCGCTTGCGCAGGGCGATCACCTTGCGCAGCACCTTGGTGTCGTAGCCGCGGCCCTTGGCCTCGGACATGACCTCCTTGACCTGGTCGGCGATCTCGGCCTTTTCGGCCTCCAGCGTCTCGACCCGTTCGATGAAGCTGCGCAGCTCGCCCGCCGCGACACCATAGGCGCGGTCAGAGACGGCGCGGTCGGCGGCGGTGTCCTTCATCGGGGCGCTGCCACGCTGGGACCGCACCGCCTCGCGCAGCTTGGCCGGGTCAAAGGCGGCGGTGGTGGTCTGCCCGTCCGGGCCGGTGATGGCCATCGTGGCATTGTCGGTCATGGCGTCCTCACAGCAGGCGTTTGGTCAGGGTGTCGGTGGGGGTGACGACCTCGATCACGCCCAGCACCACGAAGTTCGTGCGTTGGCCGGCGGCCAGCCGCATGGCGCTGTCACGGGCCAGATCGAGGTGGGTGTATTTCGCGGTCGGCTGCGGCCGGGCGTTGGGGCCGATGGGCTGGCGTGCGACCATGTAGAACTCGCGCTGGTCCCAGCGGCGGTCGCGGGCGAGCGCCTCGGCGTCGCGCAGGGCGCGGCGCAGGCGCTTGATCTCGGCCTGTGCGGCGTCGAGCGTGTCGGGCAGCGGGGCGGGGGGCTGTGCGGTCATGACAGCAGCCGCGTCGCCACCGCGAGGGCGGCAAAGATGATCCAGATCCCGACCAGGAAGATCGCCGCGCCCTCGCGCTCGGCCCGGGTCAGGGCGCGCCAGTCGGTGATGGCCCAAAGCGACAGCAGCCCGGAAAACAGCCCGGCCAGGACGGTGCAGGCGGCCAGAAACAGGGTCATGCCGCGCCTCCCCCGGCCAGGTGGTTGAACAGCCGCCAGGCGGCCTCGATCTCGGCCGGGTCGCTGGCCAAATCGCGCACCGTCTCGCTGGCGCTGCGCAGGGTGGCGGCGTCGTGTTCGGCGCGGCGGGCCAGCGCCTGCCGCGCGTACCAGAGCGCATCGGCGCCCTGCTGCGGCCGCGCGGGGGCGTAGATGTGCAAAGCGATGTCGCGCGAGGTGGCGCGGGCGTGCAGGGTCATTTCAGGCTCCGAATGTAAGCGCGGCGGCGCTGGCGAGACATGTCCGACCAGGTTGCCATTGAGTCAGTCCACTCCTGCCGGACGTCCTCGTCGGCCTCCGCAAGGGTCTGCTCACTGAGGATCAGCCCGGTCCGGTCAAATGCAAAGATCAAGGCATCGGGCATTCCGGACTCAACCATCGCCGAAAGCGTGATGGCCGTCATTTTGGCTTGGCTTAAAGGGCGCGGATAATCTGCGTCGGGGTCAAAAAGTATCGGATCATCGTCAGTCGGCTCGCGACCGAATTTCGCTACAAATTCCTCCCGCAGGGAACCTAATTCGGAAATGGTTTCGTCACTCAGTTGGATGTGTTTCTCGTCGGTCATTGCGCGGCCTCGCCGATCAGGGCCGCGCGGGCGTTTGCGGCGGCGGTGCGGATGCGGGTCAGGGCGCGGTGCTGGATGCGGGCGGCCTCTGCCGCGTCGGTCTCGACCGGGCAGGGGGCCGGGCAGGGCACCGGGGCGTCGGCTGTCAGCGCGAGAGGGTCCATCTGCGCCAGCAGGCGGCGCAGCCGGTCGCGCGTGACGGGCAGGCCCTGGCGTTCCTTGGCGCAGAGCCAGGCGTCGATGGCGATGATCGGCGGCAAGGCATGGCCCTGCGGCACGATCGGGGCGGGGGGTGTGGGGGTCATGGTCTATCCTTTCGTGGGGGAAAAGAAGGTCGGCGGAGCAAGCGGTGCTTGCAGCTTGAGGTCTTCCTGAGCGTCCCATGCCGCCTCGGCGGCAGTGTCTCGCCATTGTCCGTTGGTGACAGAGAGCCAGATGGAAAAAAGGCCGAGAATCCGACGCCGACGTTCAGCGAGAAACATCCGTCGGATCACAAATCCATGGCGCGCGGCGCAGGAGACCCGCGCTTCCCGGATGCGGTACACACCATCCGGGCCGCTCGCGGTGCAATTGTCGCCGGTGCTTGAAACGGTGTCGGGCAATCTGGCCTCCATCATCGGGGTGATGGGGATCATTGGTAAATCGACAAAACGTCGATTGTCAATCCGTTTTGTAGAAGAAATGTCGATTGACGGAACTTGGGCGGCGTGCCACGTTCATGGTATGTCCGCAGGAAGGCATTTTATGAAGTATGAGATTGAAGAGCGCTTGATGCTCGCAGCTGCCAGAGCAACAGGATTTTCGGTGGACCGAATCTATTCCTGGCGCTGGTTCAGGTCGCTCATGAGTTTGTCGGCGATCTTGGCTGGCAATTCGGTCAAGCGCCCCCGGTAGAGAAAGTCCATAGTTACACCCCACCGTTCTGCGACACGATAAGCCATGTCCGCCTTGAGGGGTTTTAGGCCCTTTTCGATCTTCCCATAGCTGGTCGCATCGATTCCCACCGAGTTGGAAAAATCGGCTTTTGTCATGCCGTGGTGCAGACGCAGCACTTCGAGACGCCGCCCGACGGCTTCTGGATTAAATGGGCTGTGTTTGCTCATGGAACCTCTCAGTTGCACATCACACAGATACCGGGGCTGGACAAAACGTCTATCGAAGTATCGTCGAGTATTGACATATCGAAGAAACGTCGATTATGCAGATGGGCATGGACCAAATCCCGACCATTCGAGACCTTGTGAACCTCTGGCCAACCCGGGCCGATCTGGCGGGGGAAATGACGACGCTTGCAGCCTCGCGACCAGTTTCGGTGCATCAGGTACACAAATGGGCGGAAACCGGGTCGATACCGGCGAAGTACCATTTTCAGTTGGTGGCAGCAGCAAGGAACCGGGATTTTCCGGTGACTGCTGATCTTTTGATCCGGCTGCACGCTGCGGAGGACGCCGCATGATCGCCCACCGATGCGATGGCGCGCGGTCAATGCTCCTCGGCCACAAAGCCGAGTTCGGCCAACAGCCCCTGTTCGCCGGGGGTGATCTTGCCATCGGCCCACAGCACATCATTTACGGCAGTTTCAAAGGCGTTTCGGAAAAGTGGCGCATGCAGTTGCGGCTGAACGTCGGCCATGCAGCCGGGCAGGGACTCGCGCGTCGGGCGCATGCGGCGGATCATGGGGCGCAACTCTGTCATAGTCGACACCTCGCCGGGATGCGCCGGGTCGTGCACGTTCGGGGCAATTGTCTCGACGAAGCGGCAGATCACGTCCAGTTCCTCGGGCTGAAATCGGTCATCGGACCGGGCCAGTGCCACCAGAACCGAAAGCGGCGCACGCAATTCGCTGCGAAATCCCCGCGCGACAGACAGCGCGGTGTGGATCTTTGGTTGCGGGGCCGGGCGCTTTGGCGCGATTGCGGCCAGGTCAATCGACAGGATCTCCCGGAAAAAGGCGGCGCAGTCCAGAACCTCGCCGGTGTCCTCGATAAAACCGTCGATCCGGTCGGTGCGAAAGCAGCGGATGGCGCGGCGCTCATGGCAGATTGCGTGGAGCAACGGGGCGGTGGGGCCTCGGGACAAGGTGCGCATCGTGATCCTGCGGCGCGAGGGCTGCCCTTTGGCGTCGCGGTAGTCGATCACGGTGAACACCTCTTCGAGGTCGTATTCATCGGCGGGCGGTTCCAGCCATTCCTCGTCGTCGGAAACCAGGGGGCGGCCGGACACATGTGGCGACGGCGGCGCGTCGTCGGTCTCTCCGGGTGTCTTGTCAAAAAGCCAGTCGGTCAACGCGGTCATTGGAAACTCCGTGGATGCAAACCTCCACAGATTGAGCGACTTCGACTGATTCCGGCAACCCTCAAGAGAAATAGGCGGCTTCTTGGCACCTGCGTGTGCCTGCCCCTCATTCATCGCGGTCCGTGGTTTCTGTTGCGCTGTCATATCGGAACCCTTCCGCGAAACGGGCCTTTCGGGCAAGGAAACGGGGTTGCCCATGGCTGATCTGCGCATACAGGCCGCCATGTCGGCGCTGATCGAGGGCACCTTTGGCTGTCTCGACGCGGCGGCGGAGACGATCAACGCCCGTCTGGGCAGCACCGTATCCAAGGGCACGCTGTCGAAGATGATGGCCGGGCAGCTGCACTGGCCCGCGGTCTATATCTGGGCGCTGGAGGATGCCGCCGGGCGCTACCCGGTCAGCAAGATCCGCGCGCATGACCGGGCGGCGCGTGCGCCTGCCCCGGCCGAGAGCCTGCAGACCCTGACCGCCCGCGCCGCCAAGGAGGCGGGAGAGGCGGTCGCCGTCGCGATCCCGCTGTGCGAGACTGCCACGCCCGCGCAGCTGGCCGCCGCCCTGCAGGAAGTGCGCGAGGCGCGCGAGGCCATGGCCGCCCTGTCCGCCATGCTGGAGGCGCGGCTGGACCAGCGGGGCAGCGCATGACCTCGGTGGGTGTGATTTTCGGATTGGCCGCGCTGGCGGCGCTGATCCTCGCGGGGCTGCGCTGATGACGCCCCGCGCCGAATGCTCCCTGTCGTCGGGTTTGGGTTTGCGCCCGCGGCAGACCTGCCCGTCCGGCTGTGCCGCATATCCTAACCTCTGTGCGGCACGGTCGGGCGGGCCTTTTTATTCAGATGCCCGGCGTCACTCACGGAACGCGGGCAGGCCACCCACGAGCATGACGGGACAGGACGCCGCCCCCGGCGCGGCGGGCCGAAAGCCGGGGATTTTCCCCAAGCGAAAGGAGCGTGAGATGGCAAAGGCAAAGCTCGACCGGACATGGTTTCGCGAGTTGTACGACGCGGGCCGCAATGATGCCGAGATGGCGGCAACGCTTGGGGTGAAATTGAACACTGTGCTGCGGCACCGGGAAAACCTGGGCCTGCCGGTGAACGGGCAGAACCCGCGTTTTGACTGGACCGATGTGCGTGTCGCCCGGTTGCGGGACCTGGCCGCGCAGGGCCTGACCACAGCGCGGATCGCGGACTCGATGGGGGCCTCTTCGCATTCCGTCTATCACGCCGCGCGCCGGCACGGCATCTCGATCACGCCATCGGAGCGGGGCGCCGCGTTTTCCACTGCCGAGGATCAGTGCATCATCGATGGCGTCCTGGCGGGGCGGTTCCAGAGGGACATCGCCGCCGACCTGGGTCGCACGCCGGGATCGGTGTCGATGCGCATCCGGCGGTTGCGGGCGGCGGGGCGGTTGCCGGTGGAGAAGCGGGTCGCCCCGCCGGCACGCCCGGCGGCGGCCCCGGCAGAGGTCCGCCTGCCACGGGTGCGGATGGCTGGGCGGTCTGCGCCTGTGGCCCCTGCGGCCCCCGCGCCGGGGCCGCCGCGCGAGGATCGTCTGGCGCGGCTGTCCGAGCGTTTTGGCGCGGAGCTGGTGCAGGCGGTGGTCGCCATCCCGCGCGCCAGGTCGGGCGGGTACGAAAAGCTCTGTGCAGCGGCCGACCGTTGCGGCGTGCCGATCACCACCGCCAAGGCGGTCTGGCTGCAGGTGGCGGCATGAGCGCGCGGCATCCCGCGCGGCCCGATGATGAGCGCACGCTGGCCATCCTGGAGGTGATCGAGACGCAGGGTACGGCGGCGGCGCGGGATCGGTTCGGCCTGTCGAACAGCGCGGTGCAGGGCATGCGCGGGCGGATGTTGTCGCCAAAGGCCATCGGCCCCTGCGCCTGCGCCAAGCCGGAAGACCGCGACGGTGGCATGCCGGCGGGCTGGTGGCGGTCATGAGCGGCGCGCAGAAGCCCCGCGTCGTGCTGCGCCAGTCGGGCCGGTTCGGCCATCTGCGCTATCGGTTTTCCCTGCACGACTGCGGGCTGATGTCCTGGGCGCTGTTGCCGCTGGATGAGGCCGCGCCGGGGGCCGATGTGCCGCTGGTCAGCGGATTCCTTGATCAGGGGCAGATTGACGATCTGTCGCCCGCAGAGGTGGGTGAGATGGCCCTGTCTCTGCAGGTGTTCCTCGACCAGGGCCGCGACATGATCGAGGCCGGGGCCGTTGCCCCGGCGGCGGTGGCGGAATGACGCCGCGCGCGCACCTGGTCACCGCCGCCACGGCGCTGTCCCTGTCGCGCGGCGGGATGGTGCTGAACGATGCCGCCATTCTGTCGCTGTCCTCGGCGCTGGAGCGGGTCGGCGCGCTGCGGGATGGCGACGCCCTGTGTCACGTCCACCTCGCCGCCTGCGGCGTGATCGAGGCGCGGCTGGCCAGCAACGAATACGGCTATGGCTTTGCGCAGGACCGCCTGCGGCAGGCCTGCCATGCCTATTTGGCATCCAAGTTGGTGGAGGTGGCTGCATGAAGCCGATTCATTTGCGCGCGGTCGATCCGCAGGGCCTGCCCGACTATCCCGAGGCGCTGTGCGATCCATCGCTGACCAGCGACTACTTCACCAAGTTCTGGCACGACCGCTGGCTGTCTTCGCGAATGCACCTGTCGGCCTCGATGGCGGTGCAGGGCATGGCGCTGAACCTGTTCTTCCTGGCGCGCAAGCAGGTGCCGGTGGGGTCGCTGCCCGCCGATCCGCTGCTGTTGGCGCGGCTGTTGCGGGTGACCGATACCGAGTGGGAGCGGGCCTGTTCCGAGGCGATCACGCCGCTGCATCACTGGACCCAGTACCGGGTCGGCGATGAGGTCGTGCTGGGCCACCCGGTGGTTGTCGAGGTGGCGCTGGACGCCATGGACCGGCGCGAGGCACGCAAGGCCTCGAATGAAGAGCGCGCGGTGCGCGAACGGCGGCGGCGGCTGGTGCCGCAGCTGCGCGAGGTCGGCTGTGGCGACGCGCTGTGCCGGGATGAGCGGCTGATCGAATGGCTCGACACCTGGCTGCTGGACAACCATCGCGGCCAGCGGCGCGCGCCGCAGATCCATTTCGCGTTGGAACGCGGCCTCGCGGCGGCGAACAAGGCGGGGCTGCTGAACCGGCCAGCGTTGAAAACAAACGGTTAATCGGCGCATCTGTGTCGGACACATGTCGGACACGTCGCGCCACAGAACCGCACAGAACGACACAGTGCTGCACAGAGCAGAACAGAGAAGAAAAGAGAAGAACAGACACACGAAACGCCACGGGGCCGCCTGTGGATGGATCCGGATCAGGCTGAGAAAAAGGGGCAGGCATGGACACGGCAGAGCAGAAGGACGGAGAGGCGCGGGTGCGCGATGTGCTGGTGAAGGGGCTGCAGAGGCAGGGCCTGGCCAAGCCCTCGACCCTGACCAAGGACCAGTTTGCCGAGATGATCGACGAGGTCTGCCAGCGGCTGGCCTACATGTCGCCGCAGAACCTGGCCGCGCTGGCGGAGGAGGCGGTGACCTTTGCCACTGGCAAGGACAAGGACCGCTTTCCCCTGGCGACGACGCTGTTGAAGCGTGCCCGTGAGATCCAGCCGCCCAAGGACACCGGATCTCCGCTGATCCGCGCGGTCTTTGCAAATGCCAAGGGGCAGGCCGCCATCGCAGAGGGTTGGGCGCCCGAGCTGCGCAAGTGGCTGCGCGCCAACCGGCTCTGGCCCAACGACTACGTCTGCAAGCAATTGTCCGAAGAGGCGGATGGCCCGCGCCGCCACCTGCGCGATATCGAGCGGCGGCTGACACGCGGCGAGGATCTGACACCCGCCGAGGCCGCGTTCCGCGACCGCCGCCTGTTGGCGGTGCGGGCCTGCGAGGCGCTGGCGCAACTGGGTGCCGTTGGCGAGGGCGGCGCATGATGATGGCCGGGCGCATGGCGGCGCGGGACCGGGTTGCGCTGGAGGACACCCGCATCCGTCCGGGCCGGGGCGCGCGGCGCGCGGTGTCGATCTGGCAGTTGCTGGTCTGGGCGTTCCAGTCCGAGAAGGCCTCGCTGGATTTCGACGAGCTGGCCTCGGTCTCGGGCGTGCGGCCGGGCATCGGCACCGAGTGGCTGCTGATGCAGCGCAAGGACCTGGGCTGTCAGATCGACGGCGGCGGGCGCAGCGATCCGCACGAGGATGCCGAGCGGGTCGCCTCGGCCCTGGCCTGTCTGCCCGAGGGCTGTGGCGGGCGGCGCATGGCGATCTGGATCGCCGAGTTGGCACGGGCGGATCGCTGGCCGGTGCCGCCGGACGTGGCCACCACCTGCGCGCCGGTGTCGTGGCGCAAGTGCAAGCACGGGATGCGGGCGCGGCGTGAGCTGCTGGTGCGCGGGCTGGGCGGCGACTGGGGGTTCTGGTGTCCGGTGCATTTCCACGGCGATGCGCGGTCTACGGCGGCGCTGCGGCGGGCGTGGTTCGACTGGTGGGGCGCGCTGCTGGAGCTGCAGACGACCTTTCGGATCGGCGACGACCTGGGCGGCTTCACGGTGACGGATGAGATGCCGCCGCTGGAGCCGTGGAAGGAAGGGGCTTGACGAAATGTCACTGCGTTGACATGTTGCCAGTGAACCGAACCGCGCCCGGGGCAGAGATGCCACCGGGCGCTATTGTTTCTGGCTCTCGCGCAGGGCCTGCAGGTGGTCGGCGATTTCGGACAGGGTGCGCAGCAGCGCGAAGGTGACCAGGCCGCCAATGGCGAGGCTGGCGGCGATCACGGTTTGGCCGTCCAGCGCGGCAGCAATGGCGGCGATGGCGGCGAAGAGAAGCGCGGCGGCGCCGGACAGGGTGGGCAGCATGGGATGTCCTCCGGTGAATGCGCCGCCAGCCTGCCGCGTTCGGCCGGGGTTGGCAATTCCTGCGGCGCGTGTCGATTCCCCTTGACGCAGGGCGCCCGAGATGCGTCGGCCGTCCCGCTGATTCGCGGGTCCTTCCACCGCCAAAAAACTATACGTCCCTC